CCCGCCTCGGGGGCGGTGTCAACCCTGAGGCACGAAGGGTTTACTCCGCCCCCGAGGTGGGCTGCCGTGCAGAAAGACCGAAGGGCCACGGAGGGCGGGCTGGGACATCCCCCTGCCTCGATTCCCGAGCTCTGAGGGAGCGGGGCCAGCGGTGCCTCCACGGTAGGGACTATGCACGCGCCGCGACGTACTACGCCGAAGCGGAATACCGCCTCTTAGTCGTCGATGGCGTCACACCCGAAACCACTGAGCTAGCCATTCTCGCGGACTACTGCCTAACGCAAGCCGCCAGAACCCAACGCTAACGAAAGGAACCACACCCATGATCAACACCATTCAAGCCCACGTCATCGGCGCGACCCGCTACAAAATGGACAACGGCGTCTCCGGCGCAAAAATCCACGTCATGCAAGCGGCATCACCGGACAACGAAAACGCCCTGGGCAATCAGGTCAGCATCATGACCGCCAATTTCGACATCTTCGACCAGCTCCACGCCGCCGCCCCGCACATGCCATGCGCCATGGAACTCGATATCGAACTGCGCACCTCCTCCGTCGCCGCTGGTGGCAAAACCGTGCTTCACGTACTCGCCGCCCGCCGTCCCAACGCCACCGGCAGCGCACAAGCACCGTCCGCCAACAGCGACAAGAAATAGGATTTTGAGCCATGGACACAAGCACACCTGAAGGTCTGTGGCTCCTGGTTTACTGCGTCGGACTCGTCCTCGCCTTCGGGCTCGGCGCGGTAAGTGGGGGCCAACGATGAACGAACCCAGCCTGACGTTTGTAGTTGGTTCCTTGTTCTCGGCCTTCGCCCTCGGTTGGGCGTTTGCCCATTCACTCTTAATCATCAAACGCTTCATGGAGTCTGTCTCATGACCAAGCAAACTGTTATCCAAACCCTCGCCGCCACCGTCAACACCACCAAGGCCAAGATCGCAGGCGGTGCCGCCCTCGTCATGGCCTCTGCGGCTGTCCACGCCCAGGAAGCTGGCTCTGCAGCCTCGTCGGCCTTCGACACAGTGGCAGAACAAGGAACCGAAATGGCCGGTTACGCCTGGCCGGTCGTCGGTGCCATCACCGCCTCCCTGATCGGCATCAAGCTGTTCAAGAAATTCGCCAACCGAGCCTCTTAAGAGCGCTCAGCGGGGATCACCCAAGGGGCGGAAACGCCCCTTTTTCAATACCGGGGGAAACATGATTAAAAAAGCCGTTTTACTACTTTTAATTGCGCCTTTTTTAATGGTGTTTGCCGATGACTCTTTATCGGATAGTGGCGGTCCAAACGATCATGGGATTTATACTCCTTTTGTTATTTCTCTTAGCGAGTTAGATTCTTGGAGTTCTCGTTTGTCTTCATCTTCTGATTTTGAGGGTTGTAGTTTTTCTAGGCATTCAATTTCTGGTCGTGCGTATCATGTTATGAACCGCTGGAGAACATTTACTGGTAGAGTTGATAAATATGTTCATTCTAGTAGTAATTTTAATAGCTCCCAAGATCGTTGGGTTCGTTATTATCGAGGTTATTATTTAGATTGTGATGATTCCTCTAAAGTTCAGCTGGCCATGGATTCAATATTCGATGGAGACTTTAATACCGATGTTTTAACAGATGAACAATGTCAATCTGCACATTCTGGTAATCGTCCTATTATTGTTTCTTCAATGAGCCCTGACGGTTCGTATTCTGTTGGTGGTGGCAGGTGTTCAGTTTCTGCGGCTCCTGGTACTACCGAGGGTTGTTATTTGGATTCGTCCGATGGTAACACTTGGTGTTCCGCTGATTGGGTGTCTCAATCCACTGGAAACCCGTTTACACATCCTGCTCTTGAGTCTGAGAATTCAGAGCCTACTATTCCAGACTATTTAAATTCATTGCCTTCTGGTTGTTCTGATTCTCAAAATTGCGTAACGATTGGTGATACCTCATATCTAGTTGATTGGGAGTCGGCTCCCGACTGGTTTTCATACGTCGATAATGACGGCAACGTTGTCACAAATCCCCACCAGGGTGACTCTAACCCCACCGATCCCGGCGATGGTAACGATGGCGGCAACGATGGCGGTGATGTTCCTGGCGGCTGCTTTACCAACTGCTACCCAGACGATGGCTCCGGTGGTTCTGACGGTGGTGACGACTCCGGTGGATCAACCGGGGGCGGTTCGTCGGGTGGCTCTGGTGACGGCGACAACGGCAACGACTCGGGCGGCTCAACGGGTGGTGGTTCTTCCGGTGGTGGCTCCACGGGCGGTGGATCGTCAGGCGGTGGTGGTTCAACGGGGGGCGGTGATAGCTCCGGTGGGGGTTCCTCCGATGGTGGGGGCAGTGGTTCCGGTGACGGCTCTACTGTCCCGGATTTCGAGTTCGACGAATCCGGCATCATTGAAGCCATCGGCTCGGCGGGGGAATCCAACCAGCAAGGCTTAGACGCCGTTTCCAACGACATCACCAACGCCATTGGTGAACAAACCGAAGAAACCAAGGGCATGTTCGACGGCCTGGGCAACACCATCACCAACGCCCTGGGTCTCGGCACCTGCTACCCCGATAGCGAACAGACCGACGACGGCCACACCGCCGCCACCAGTGATAAAGGCTTGCTGGGCTGTGTGCAAAGCATCGCGAACGGCATGGTCAACAAGCTGGCCAAGCGATTCACGGAAGACCTCGGCGACGGCGACGACCTGTTCAACTCCTCCGGGATGGATCAAACCCTCGATGGGTTAGCCGAGGAACAGCAAGGCTATAACGACGAGGTGTACACCTTAATGGATGAGATCGGCGACGGGTCTAGCTCGGGCATCGCCGACCAAATCACGTCCCGCCTTCCTTCGCTCCCGTCCGGTTCCTGTCAGCCGCTTAAGTTCGGCGTGATGGAAATCTCCTGCCAAGCCTTTAACACCATCAAAGCCTGGCTCACCTGGATCATCTACTTCTGGACGGTCGTTAGCGTCGTGGACACCTTCTTCCGCTCTGGCCAGAGGACTGCATAAATGGCTTTACCTGCTCTGCTCGGCATGGGGGCCTTGATAGGCTTCGTGACCCGCATCGTCGAATGGTTCGTCACCCGCATTGCGGCCCGCTTTACCAATCGCCTCACGGGCATCTTGGTATGGACAACGCTCTATATCTCGCTGCTGGTCGGGCTGGCCGTCACCTTCTCCGCCATCATCAGCGGCCTTAGCACCTCCCTGCCGAACGAACTCTCCCAAGGCATCGCCGCCATTAAGCCCAACAACTTTGAAGCCTGCATGTCAGCGATTTACGGCAGCAAAGTCGCGGTGTGGGTCTTCCAGCAAAAACGCCAGTTAATCGACTGGGAGCAAGGGAGGCCCGTTCTCTAATGGCTGTTTACGTCGTCACCGGCAAACTCGGCGCGGGGAAAACCCTCGTGGCCGTCGGCAAGATCAAAGACAAGCTCAACCATGGCTGTAAGGTGGCCACCAACCTGGACTTGAACCTCGATAAGCTCATCGGGGAAAAGGCCAAGCAAACCCGCTGCTATCGCATCCCGGACAAACCCGTCCTGGCTGACCTGGAGTCCATCGGCACCGGTACCGACTCCTACGACGAAAATAAGAACGGCTTGCTCGTCCTCGATGAGTGCGGCACGTGGTTCAACGCCCGATCCTGGAACGACAAAAGCCGCCAAGACGTTATCAACTGGTTTCTCCATGCCCGAAAGCTCGGATGGGACATTATTTTCCTCATTCAAGACCTCTCGATCATGGACAAACAAGCCCGAGTTGCCCTGGCGGAACACGTCGTTTACTGCCGCCGCCTGGATCGCGTCACGCTGCCCTTTGTCGGTGCCCTGTACTCCTTCTTCACCGGCTCCAAGCTCCCGCTGCCAAAAGTGCACCTCGGCATCGTGAAGTATGGCGACTCCCCGCAAAGCCTCACCGTCGAACGCTGGACCTATACCGGCCGCGCGCTTTACCCCGCGTACGACACCAAACAAGCCTTCTCCGACCACTACCCCCACGGCACGTTTTCCATGCTGCCGCCTTGGTACACCCACGGCATGCACCGCGTACCGCGTGACGCGAGGTTCTACATGAAGATGACCCGAATTTACTGGAAACGCTTCAACCGTCCGTTTCTCACGCTCGCCTCTTTCGCCCTGGGCTGCACGCTCACGCTCTCGGTACTCGTCGCCGACCGCGTGAACGCTCGCACTCAGGAACCACCCACGCCCGTTACCCAAGAGCTACCCGACCTCAGCACGACCCGCATCGCCAGCTTTAGCCAGTTTGGCGACCGCACCACTTACCGCCTCATTGATAGCAACCGCAACACATCCACGACCGACGACCTCGCCCGCCAAGGCTTCGCCATCGTCCCCGTGAATGCTTGCCTCGTTCGCATAGAAAATGGAGTCACCCATGAAGAAGTTCGCTGCTAACACCGTCGCCGCCATCGCCCTGGCCGCGCTCACCAGCACCGCCTACGCCACGCCCATTCAGATGCAAGACACCGAGATTCGGGACTTCGTGCGCTGGTACGTCGAACAAACCAACACCCCGTTGGCCATTCACCCCAACGCCACCGGCACCCTCACCGTCTACGCCCCCGACGTGCCCGATCACCAGCTCGATGACTTCTTTCAAGGCGTGTTGAACTCCCACGGCTACACCATCTTGCCCGGCAACCCGCCCACGGTCGCACCCACCAGCCAGCGCCCCGCGAATGCCCCGCAACCCACGCCAGGCGTTTTGCCAACACAGCCAGGCGCAACCGCGCCCCCTAACGCCTTCGCCAATGCCCCGGTACTCACGCCCAAGCCAGAACCCCAGGCCAGCCACCTCTTTCAGTTCGATAACGTCCGTGCGGACGACATTGCCCCGCTGGTCACCACCTTTCTAAACCAGAACAACCAGGACGGCACCGTCTTACCTCGCGTTCAGGTGCTCCATGCCTCCAACGCCATCTTGGCGAAGGGCTCCGAAACGCTGCTCGATCAGCTACAAGACCTGATCCCCCAGGTCGATGTCTCCACCCCACAAGTGCTCATTCAAGCGGTCATCTTCGAAACCACCGACGGCGACACCTTCGATCTCGGCGTCGCCCTCGGTCGCGCGTCCGGGTCCCGTATTGCCGGGGGGTTTAATACCGCTAGCCTCGGTAACTCGCTCGCCACCTCCGGCGCGTCGTTCGGGATCTTCGACGGTAACGTCCTCGCTTTTGCCATCAACGCCTTAGAGCGTGACTCCAGCTCGAACGTGTTATCCACACCGCAAATACTCACCGTCTCCGGCAAGCGCGGCAATATCTCCATCGGTCAAAACGTCCCCTTCGTCACGGGCCGCGTCACCGGGGAGTCCGCTGACGTCAACAGCCCCTTTCAGACCATCGAACGCCGGGACATTGGCATTCGCTTAAATGTCCTGCCCGTGGTCACTGCCTCCGGCCTCGTCATCATGGATATCACCACCTCGGCTGACTCTCTTACCGATTCTGTGCTAGCCTCAGATATCATTACGAATCAACGGCAGATCAATACCACCGTCCAGATACGTTCCGGCCAAACACTGCTTCTCGGTGGCCTCTCGTCCCAGAATGACCAACAACAGGTCATGGGAGTGCCAGGCTTACAAAGCGTCCCCCTCGCCGGTCGTCTATTCCAGAACGAATCCAACTCCCGCCAACGTACGAATCTCCATGTGCTGTTACAGGCGACGGTACTCCCTCGCTATGACGCCACACAGCCCGTTGCACGCCCAAACGCTACGAATACCGTGGCAGGGCTGACGACTATCGGCTGGCGTCACGAGGTAGAGACCATCCCTGTAACACGTCTCGCAGAGTAAATAGCCAA